TACATTTTTGACAGAAGTCTCCAGGAGATCCAGTCTTTCTCCCAGCTCCCTTACCTGGTGGTCTTTTACTTTCAGCCCATCCCTTAGATGCCGCAGCTGGAAGACAGCCTCATCTGTAAATAGTTCGAGCGCAGATATTCTCCGCTTGTTCTCTTTATGGAACCTGAACAGTCCTCTCATTACGGGAATCTTTCCAGTCCCCTCTAAGATTTTCTTCTCTAGTTCCAACTCTTCTTTTTCATTCATTTCTTCAGCTCCTTTGTTGGTTGTTTATCGCGTTCTTCGGCCTCATCTTCTGGCTCCACACACTCGTCTTCGTAATCATCGCCAGCAATGGCGAGAGCTTTCAAAATATTCAAAGCCTCCCATGCAAGATCGCCTTCCCAGGGCTTGGTAGGAATGTCCATTCCGGCACTCCAGATAGAATTTGATATTATATTGGCGGATGCTTTAGCTAGCTTTGCCTTTGCTGTTTTGAATGCTTTCTGGTCTTCTACGCTTATCATTTTCTTTCCTCAAGATTCCTGATGCTTCTTTTTGTTAACTTTAAAACTCTCAAACATTCTCATTCTAAACGAACCGTCTTTATCTTGTACCTTCCAGCCCTCTAATCCCCCCCCTCCCCTCCTCAACCAATCAGGGAGTGAGCCCTGCGAACGACCAGCTAATGGCGTCGCGCTCTGCGCGTCCTTCTTAGCGGCCCTCAAAGGGGTCGCTAAGGGGTTAAGCCACGACCAAAAAAAGGGAACCATGCGCAGTGTAAGCTGCGTCATGGCTCCCTGGTGTGGCTTAGCTCAACATGCCGTAATCGGCTGTTGCCTCTTGGTACTGATGCAGCTTCTCGTGTGCATCATGGTCTGTGTGCTCGAGGGCGTCAGTTGAGCTAGAGTCGCCTTCGACTCTTTGCTCGTTGACGAAGTGGTTGCGGTTCTTCGGCACCGTTTTCAACGTTGCCGACTCGTCAACCTCTTCGTTCGACTCGACCTCGCGTCGCTTGGCCTCCTCTTCCATCACCTCAAGCCAGTTTCCGAAGAAGTCTAACTGGGCTTCTGCTGGAATCTGCTTGAGAACATCAAATGCGCCAAGCTTCTTCGACAATTTCATGGTGAGCCTAGCCGGCTCAACCAATTCGTTAATTGTCGTGCTCCAGAAAAAGCCGCTTTGTGGTGTGCCTTTCGGGCACAGCCGCTTTTTCCTGTTCTGATGTCTCCTCATCTGCTCCCAGCAGAGTGACATCAGCTCGGTCCACTTCTTACCGCAGTCCTTGGAATGGCCTGCTGCATCGGCGGCCTTCTTGAACTCTTCGAAGAAGTGGACCTCATAGAAAGCCGACTCCACTATCTTCTCTACCATCTCAGGTTCAATCCGGGCTCTTCGGATTGAGCCGTTAGGAGTGATAAACTCGTGGATTCGGATTAGCTGTTGTTCCAGCTCTTGTAGCTGGGACTCAGCTTCGAGGGCCAAGCGTTGGCGCTTGGTCAACGTGACCTCGCCCTCCCTATTGAGGCGAGTCGCGTTGCGTCGTTCAAATTCAGTGTGCTTAAACACTGTATTTGAATCCGAGGCGACAGCTTTAGCTGCGCTTCGGCGACGCGTGGACATGTCAATCACCCGACGCTCCGTCGGCCAGCTCTTAGCTGGCTTGGTGGTTGTTGGACACTTGGATTTGTTGTGGCCGGGCTTGCGACAAATGGAACATTTTTGCTGCTTAGTCATAAGAAACTCCTGATAAATGCGAGAGGATACTCTCCTCTCTGGTTTCCAAAGAAAAGAAGCACATGATTGAAGCCCGACAGGACATCAGCCCCCAGGGAGCGCATGCTCCCGCAAGTGGGCGTCCTGTTGGGCTGAAACCTGGGTCGGTCAAGGATGAAGCGAAGCTTCACCGTGCAGCGTTCGTGTCCATTTTTCGATAAGCAAAGTGCGCTTGCGCACCCTTGGGCCGCCTTGGCGGCTTTGCTTGTCTAAAAATTGATGCGGGCGTGGCTCGGCAAGAAGCAAGAGCAGCGCATAGAGCTGCGCTCCGCTCGCGGACTTGCTTCGCAGTCCTTGAGGGACTCAGGCTTGTCATGTGCTACGCGGAGCTCGCACACCTGGTTAGGTAATCGCGCAGCGATTTCGCTAACGTGCGGGCTTCGCTTTGGGAAGTCCAGAGAGAGAGAGACATAGGCCGATCCCCTCAATGGGCGCGGCCAACAGCCGTGCCCGCACGCCACTAGCGTGCAAATACGTAATCGCGCAGCGATTTCCAAGGGAGGCCTATTCCATCAAGGAATGAAATGCGAGCGAAAGGCTAAGCCGATAGGCGTGCCTCTCTAAGCTCGCATACATTTCATTCCGCAGCGATTAACATCGCCTCGCGTAACGAGCGCCCGCGCCCGTGGCCGGGCTGACCCATAGAATGGGCGCGACGTTACACGAACTGAGCGGGGCGCCGTAGGCGTGCCACTCAGGTCGGAGAAGAGGCGATGATAATCGCCACTGTTCACGCTTTCAGCGTGGACACAACTCGTCACGCCTACGGCGTGTCCTTACGTTGTGTTGGGGTTAGCAAGATGCGATGGAGCTAGGCGTCAGACGCATCGCTTCAGCGTATCGCCTCGCTCTCGAATTAGCCAATTCGTGACGGTCAAGCTGGTCACTCAGCTTGGAGCCAAAAATACGTCACGCCATGGGCGTGTCCTTCGATTAAAAAGAGGCCCGAAGGCCTTCTTTTTACTTCCAGGAGTACCATACGTACTTGTCGGCGCTAACGAAGTTGCGCTCGTCTTGCTCGTAGGTAAGCTCGTTCTGGGCCTTGCACCAGAGCGTAGCGGCCTCGTCGGTGTCGTATGAATCTACGACCTCGTCGCACCAAGTGTCGACGGTGATGAATTCGTAACCGTGAGGTCTGACGACGTAACGTTCTTCCATGATAGTCTCCTGCGTTGCGGCTCTCGCCTTGTTGAACAAGTACAGGACAGGGACGAAGCCTGAGTGCGGTCAAGGAGCAACCGCAGGTTGACCAGAACGGTAAAATCGATGCCAAAGTACGCGTGCGTATCTTTGGTGTCTATTTTGTCGGGCTGGCGCAGTCCTTGAGGGTGCTCAGGTGCAAGAGCAGCGCGCAGCGCGTAACGCAGCATTCCTGTCACACTTGACAAGACAAGAGAGAGGGAGAGAAGCAGTAGTGAGCCTCGCGAACGACGCGCCGCAGGCAGTAAACGTGCGCGAAGCGCGCCTTTTTGTTAGCTTATCACCGCTTTTTAGCGCATTTCATAAGCTGTAAGCGTTGAAATCGTTAAACAATTACGTGTCGCAGACACATTTTAGCGGGGATGAGATAACACGCGGGAGCGTTGCAAGCACGTAGTCAGAACACTGCGTGTGCGCTGCGCGAGCTGCGCCAGCTCTGCTGGCAGTATCGTCAAGCGCTCTGCGCTTGGCCTTGAGCTTCATGCGGGAAGAACAGTCAAGCGCTACGCCCAGTAAGCTGCGCGCTTGTCGTCTTAGCCCGGCGCTAGCGCTCGGGCGGGCAGGAGTGACACGCTGCGCGTGACGATCTTTCCTGTTCAATGAGGAACCCCCGGGGGGGGTACCCCCTTTATTGAAATTTCAGGAAAGGATTAAATACCCTCCATGAATTTTTCTCTGTTTTGGGTTATATGCACTGCGTTATATATAAACACAGAGAGATATTAGCACCCCCCCGCGGCTAATGCAGAAGAAGCCGTCAGATCTGGTCTGATATTGTGCTAACTAAGTTGCCACTGCTTAGCGTGATCTATCGAGTCTTGCCGGGTGTAATCTAGTAACACTGCATTGTGTTCGAACGGAAGGAATAGACCACTGCGCGTCCGCTTCTAGGTCGAGCCCGTTGGCTCAATAGCGTCTACTCCGTGGCGTGTGGTCTGAATAGGTTATTTGAATCTTTACCTGGACTCAACTTATCGTTTAGTCTTTTTGTATGCCTGTGCCGATTGCTTTGCGCTTGCTTCGTCAAATGCAGAGGGAAAACAACGAGATTGAAAATGAACGTGACGACAAAAAGAAAACGGACAACTGGTGCCTACAGTGTAGGGGGCCGCAAGATCAAGATCACGCAATCGAGAGACAAACACAAGCTGTGGGACGACCTCTTCCATATTACAGAAAGTCAGATAGCTAAGTTAAAAGAGAAGATAGATGATGCTGGTGAGCTTGAGTACAAGGATATGCAAAAGCTCGACAGCTGTTTTCATGGAATGAAGAAGTTACTAGAAATCGAGGCACAGCTAAGGTCTGACAAAATCACCAGGATGACTGATGACGAGTTGATTAAGCTGGCCAAGAAAGCAATCAGAGAAAGGAAGCCGAGGAATGAAGAAACCGTTTCACCAGATGATCCGCGATTTTGATAAGAAGATGGACGAGGATTTTATCTATCACTCGTGGATTCATTCAGTAAAAAATCCAACGAAAATAGTGATGGATATGACCAGGGTGTTGATCGATGACCTGGTTGAAAAGAATCAAATCAAGGTTTATCACAATCTCGATGACCCGAATCATATCCTTGGATGGATAGCTTATGGAGAGATTGAGGACACTCCTCTCCTGCATTTTGTCTTCGTGAAGAGGGACTTACGCAGGGCCGGGATTGCAACAGCCCTGGTAGATCATGTCTTCCCCCCCAAGAAGGCTAATCCAAAATCAGAAAGATGGGGAGCTGACTACGATATCTTTTGCACCCATTGGTCACATTATATGCAGCAGCTTAATGCTAAGGATAAGTGGAGTGCTCGCTATGTGGGCAGTCTTCTCCCTGCCTGCATCTATGAGATTATGATGAATAAGCTGGAGGGCATAGTTAATGCCGCGTAATGAGAGCCGGCGCCTCCCCTCTGAGAGTCTTACCAGTCGTGAGATACTGGAGGCTCTTGTTATTCGGAAGGGGGAGGAGAAGGCTCCTAATGAGGCTCAAAAGAAGCAGAGAAAAAGTTATATTCTTAATTTGAGTAGGACGCTATTCAAGGAGCAGCTTGATTTTATTGGCGATCCCTGTCGGCGGAAGGCTGCTATTTGTAGCCGGCGTTCTGGAAAGAGTTATGCTGCTGGGCGGTATTTGATTCAGGAGGCGATGGATTCCGACAATACGGTTTGTGTTTATATCGCCAGGACCAGGGAAGCAGCCAAGCGAATTCTTTGGACATCATTGAAGCAGGCGAACCAGCGCTACAGGCTTGGTATTAATTTCAACAACTCTGACCTGATAGCTACGTTTTCAAATGGGTCTCAGATTATGTTTACCGGCGCTAACGACGCCAGTGATGTGGATAAGCTTCGAGGCGCCGCTTTCAGTCTGGCCGTTTTGGATGAGGCTGCCTTCTTTAATATTGACTTGAAGGAGTTGGTGAATGAGGTCCTGAGCCCTGCGCTTCTTGACCGTGATGGCTCTTTGGTAATGATATCAACGCCCAATAGCGCTTGTTCTGGTTTCTTTTACGATATTACCGAGAAAGGGAAGCACCACTTTTCAATTCACCGGTGGACTATTAAAGAGAACCCGTACATGCGCCATGCTGTCAGGGCTGTTGAGAAGGATATTGACAATGGGATCCTCGATCCATTGGACCCATCCTTCAAACGAGAATGCCTGGGCCTCTGGGTCAGACATGATCAAGACATCATTTATGCCTACAACCAGGACAACTTGCTTAAAGAAGTTCCCGAAAGTAACGACTGGGAGTTCGTCTTGGGAGTTGACCTTGGATATCATGATGCTTCAGCCTTTATTGTTGCGGCCTGGTCGCCTGATTATCCATACCTTTTCTTTGTGGATGAGTACAAACAGGAGAAAATGCTCGTTTCAGATGTTGAGGACATGATTCATAAGTTCATGAAAACCTATAATTTCTCGGCAATTGTAATGGATACAGGTGGCGGTTCATCGAGAATGGTCCTTGAGACCTTCAAGCAGCGCTCCAGTTTGCCGATTAAGCCGGCCCAGAAGACCGGTGATAAGGTTGGCCTGATGAAGATGCTTAATTCCGACCTTAAGAAAGGCGCGATTAAGATTGTTGGCGGCATGGCCCTGCTCGATGAGTGGGATAAGCTGCAATACAACAAGTCAGGAACAGCCGAAGATAGACGATATGATAACCACTTAAGCGATGCTGCCCTCTATGCCTGGATGGAAAGTCGCCATTTTCTCTATGAAACACCACCAAAGTACGTCGATAAGGGTTCAGCGGAGTGGTTTAAGCAGCTTGAAGATAAGATGGAAGAACGACTTCTTGAGGAGGAACACCAAAGCAAGTATGATGAGGACCTATGGGGGGTGTCTTCTGACGCCGATTTATTTATGAATTAGGAATAATCATGGCTGATAATGCTGTTCCGAGCACTAAAAAGCTCAAAAGTATGCTCAAAATGCTCACTGAACACGGTGTTGCGCGGTATAAAGACGGCGAAGTAGAGATTGAATTCAGTGGTTTTCTCCCAGCCGAACAGCTAATCCCCCAAAAAGACTTCGATATTTCCAACTATGACGGTGATGAGAGAGCTGTAAGGGCTCCAAATGGGGAAGCTGTTGACGATTTGGGATTTACAGACGAGGATTATCTCTACAGGAGTGCTGATCGATGAAGTATGGAGTCTTTGATGATGCTTTCTGGTGGCAGGCGGGGGAAGACCCTCACACCGCAGTGGAGAAATTCATCAGTGTGCTCCGAGATGAGCAGAGTGAGTTCTATACAGACCTCTCTACCAACCTGGGTCTCTATAATGGCAGACCATTGCACACTAGAAACCAGGGACACCTGACCTACTACGCTGCTTCCAGGCAACCCAGACTAACATTCAATATCATTCACTCGATTTGCCAAGCCGCAACTGCAAAAATTGCCAAGCATAAGCCAGCTATCCAGTTTTTGACCGAGGGCGGTAACTTCTCAAGCAAGAGAAAGGCTAAGCTTTTCACTAAGCTGATGCAGGGTCAGTTTTACGCCATGGATATCTACCCATTGGCGCAAAAGGTCTTCCTGGATGCCTGTATTGCTGGAACCGGAGTGATTAAAGTCTTCTCTGAGTTTGGCAAGGTTAAGACTGAGAGAGTTCCAATTGGTGAACTGTCGTTAGATCCTCTCGAAGTTGAATACGGCAACATGCCCCGACAGCTCTTTCAGACCAAGAAGGTCTCTCGTCACGTTATGGCGGCGATGTTTCCTGATAAGAAGGTTCAGGTCATGGAAGCTGACGCCGATACAGACGATAACTCTGTTTATGGCCGGTCAGATTCAAGAGACTCTGACATGATTCTTTGTCACGAGGCATGGCACCTGCCGTCTGGCCCCGATGCAGAAGATGGCCGGCATATTATCTGTGTGGACTCCGTAACTCTTTTAGATGAGCCCTGGGAGAAGGATTATTTCCCCTTTTGCTTTATCCGATGGACCGAGAACCCAACAAGCTTCTGGGGTAACGGATTATCGAAGGAAGTTAAGGGCGTTCAAATCGAAATCAATAAACTCCTGGCCAGGATTCAGGAACAAATGCACCTTGCTACCCCCAAGGTGTTCATTGAGGATACGTCTAAGATTGTTCAATCGCATCTGAATAATCGAGTGTGGGGAGCGATTAAGTACAGAGGTACTCCTCCCCAGTTTTTCGTTCCTCGCTCCGTATCCGGGGAAATGTTCGCCCATCTTGATAGGCTTGTAGATCGGGCCTATGAGATGACGGGCATTTCCCAGCTCGCTGCACAATCTAAAAAGCCTGTAGGACTGGAATCGGGTCGCGCTCTTCGTGAGTTTTCTGACATTGAGTCAGAGAGATTCATGGTTGTTGGCCAAGCATATGAGAAGCTGTTTATTGATATTTCCAAGCAAGTGATAGCCATTATTAAAGATTTGCACACGAGTGAAGAACCATTTGTCGCTATGAGCTTTGATCACAAGCAGCTCGAGAAAATTTCTTGGGCAGATGTAGATCTCGAAGCAGACCAGTATGTAATGAAGATTTTGCCGATTGGTTCACTCCCGCAGACACCAGCAGCCAAGCTAGCATCAGTAGCAGAGATGCACATGAATGGTTTCTTCACCACTGAAGAAGCTCATCAGCTCTTAGATTTTCCAGACCTTGAACAAGCCAACAGGTTAAGAACTGCGCATGTGGAGGTTATCGATCGCTGTATTGAAGAGATGGTCGATAAGAATAACTTCGTTTCCCCAGAGCCCTATATGAATCTTGAGTTTGGGATTCTGAGGGTTCAGCAGGCCTACAACCTTGGCTTGCTTGATGAGGTTCCAGAAGACCGCCTGGAGTTATTAAGGCGCTGGATTTCACAAGCTGAAATGTTGATAGCTCAAGCCGAAGAAGTGAAGCAACCGCAGATGCCGATGCAGATGCCGATGCCAATGCCGGGAGCAATGCCCGGACCGCCAATGGGGATGCCCCCCGGTCCTCCGGGACCACCTATGGGACCACCTATGGGACCACCCATGGCACCAGGACCAGCGTTACCAATGGGAGCCCCTCCAGGGCCAGCACTGATTTAGGAGCATTAGATGAGTGAAGAAACTGCGCAAGAGATGCCACAGGCGAATGAGGCACCAGTTCCATCCGTAGAACCGGAAATGCCCGAAAGTTTTAATATTTTTGCAGATGAAGCTTCGCCAGTAATTGCGGAATCATCGACCCCTGCTTCGGAAGAGCCGAGAGAAGACCGGAAGGGCCAGGCCTTTCTTCAGAAGATGCAGCTAGATAAAGAGCGCAGGTCTCATGAAATTGCAATGAAGCAGCGGGAGACCGCCCTTGAGGCAAAAACAAACGAAATACAGAAACAGATAGCCAGTCTTCAAACAATGAAGACGAATCCTAATGAGTTCCTTAAGAGCCAGGGGATAGATCCCTTAGATTTTCAAAGAAAACTCGCCGAGCACGCCTTGCATGGTGGACCAACACCAGAAGACCGCCTCGACCAGACACAAATGGAGCTCGCGAAACTTAAGCAGGCTATCGCACAAAAAGAGAAGCAGCAGGAAAGAGGTCAGCTGCTACACCAGCAGAAAGTGGCCGTACAGAACTTTGTTTCAGCTATCGATTCTTATGGAAAACAGAATCCAGAAAGATATCAGCTCGTAAAAGAGCAGATGAAACCCTCGGATATTGCCGAGGGGATGGCCGCCTACTACAAAGAGACTGGTGAGCAAATTACAATCGAAGCAGCATACCAAAGATTAGAAGCAGGATTGAAACAGCATGAAGAGAAGTTCTATTCAGACCCTTCTGTTCAGCAAAAGTTTCAGCGGTACTCCCAAGGAGCGCAGAAAAGTGTGAGAAGACCACAAGCGACTATGTCTTCTGGGTGGAATGAACAACCCACCCGAACTAGCCCTGAAGATATGACTTATGAGCAAATTCGTGAGCATTGGAAGGGCAAGCTTTTCACATAATCTGAACTAAAGGAGTGAAGCGATGGCTTCCTTTAATTTAACGAACTTCGATGCGGCCATGAAGCACATGTATCCGTATAAGAAGGTCGAAAATCTTGTCTACAAGAATAACCCCTTGTTGGCGATGCTTCCCAAGGAAACTAATTTTCCTGGGCGAAATGCAACCTATGCAGTTGAATACGGCATGACCACTGGTCGTAGTGCTGATTTTCAAACTGCCCAGAACAACCGTGGCGGAACAAAGCTTGAGGACTTCGTTGTTACTCGCGTGAAAGATTACGCAGTAGTCAGCGTGGACAACGAAACTTTGCTCGCTGCTGATGGCAATGAAGGCTCCTTGCTGGATGTTGCTAAGTCTAAAACTGATGCAGCTCTCCATGTGCTTTCTCGCACAATGGGACGAGATGTTTATCGTAGTGGCACAGGCTCAATTATGAAGCTTGCGGCCAGTGGCGCTGTTTCTGGAAGTGTTATCACTCCATTGGATGCTGGCGGAACTATTCAGGTTGAAGTTGGAATGCGTCTAAAGGGAAGTGCTACCGATGGTAGTGCGCTCTATGATGGTGTTTTAACGGTCGAATCTGTTGATCGTAATGCAAACACATTTGCAACAACCGTTGCCCCCGGCACTGCAATGGCATCACTCGGAAACGATGATTTCTTGTATGTTGAGGGTGATGCAGCAAACGCTGGTTCCAATATCAAGCTAGCGGGTCTTGACTCCTGGCTGCCTTCAACTATTGCGTCGTCCGGTGATTCTCACTTCGGTGTTAACCGCTACACTGACTCAACCCGTCTGGGTGGTCAGCGACAAGCTGTAGTATCTGCTTCTATTCAGAACACTCTCATCAACGCCGCTGTTTTGGTTGCGCGTGAGGGTGGTCGTCCTGATGCAGTATTTATGAACCCAACTGATTGGGCTGAACTGGCAGTTGACCTCGAAGGTCGTGCCCTTGCAGCGCAGGCTTACAATCGTCGTCGTTATGATAATGGTGATGATGTGGCTCAGTTTGGCTTTGCAACTCTTCAACTGGCCACACCTGCGGGCATGGTTGATATTGTTGCTGACCACAACTGCCCAATCAATATCTGTTATATGCTTCAGCTTAACACCTGGAAGCTTAAGTCTCTTGGACCGGCGCCTCGCCTTCTTGACTTTGATGGCCTTAAGGGGATTCGTCAGAGCAACGAAGATGGTGTTGAGTACCGCTGGGGCTACTACGGCAACCTTTTGTGCACTGCACCTGGCTTTAACTGCCGCGTAGCACTGGCATAAGGAGAGTATCATGGCATTTGTTCAGACACTTGGCGGAACCGAACAAGTTATTGTTGCTGGTTCTTTTACAGATAACATCGACACCGTGAGAGGAACTGGTTACTCAGTGGCTCACTCCGGCGGTGTTTACACTATTACTCTTGATCGTGCTTATAACGGGCTTATCTCGTTTGCGGCTACTATCATGAACCCAGATATGGCGAGCGGTGAGGCTCTTGTTCCAATCCTCTCAGCTCACAGTATCACCGATGGCACTACTGGTGGGACTCTCACCATGAAGGTCATTGATGATGCAGGCAATATTGAAACCACTGTTGCGACGAACTGTGAAATCTTTTTCATTGCCGTCCTTGATGTGGATACCTAATCAATTCCTGGATGGGGGGCTCCGGCCCCCTGTTCTTTTTGGAGATCGATATGGCTGATGCTGGTCAGGATGCTTTGGCAATTATGCTCGGTGGTGCTGGCGGTCCTCCCGCTGGACCAGAAGAACCAGTTCCCGGGGGTGAAGATGACTCCTATTTGCAGGCTTTTCAGGATGCTGCTGTGGCAGCAATGGATGCCTATGGCGCTGGTGACATGGAAAGCTTTTCAATGAATTTAAAAGATGCAATTGAAATCTGTGTTGAGCAGAAAGAAGCCACTGGAGGCGGAGGCGGTATCGAAGTACCAGAAATGGAATACTGATGTCTACTCTCTCTGACCTAAGGACAAGGGCACGCGAGCGTGCTGATGCGGTTGGGAATAATTTCTTTTCCGATTCTGAGATTGATGGTTACATCAATATCGGCCTTGGAGAGCTGCATGATCTTCTTGTTTCAAAACAGGAAGATTACTATATTCGAAAGCTATCCTTTGTTCTTGAGCAGTCAAAATCAGATTACAACTTTTCTGATATCGGCTTAACCAATTTCTATAAGCTGTTAGCTGTCGATTCAACGCAGGGGAGTGATACGTTTCGGGTTAAGAGATTTGCCATGGCAGATCGAAACCGATTCCAAGCAGATTTAGCATTTCATAACAGTAGAGGATATTCTAATTATGAGTATTCCATTCAGGGAAACACCATAAAGTTTATCCCTGACCCAGTATCAACGGATACAATCAACATATATTATGTTCCGTCTTTCGCTGCTCTTAATGGTGATGGTGCGGAAGTTGATGATAGTATCATGCTTAACTGGGAAGAGTATGCTGTTATTCAAGCAGCCATTAAAATGCGACAAAAAGAAGAAACGTCTGTTACGCCTCTCGAAAGAGACCTCGATCGAATTACGTTGAGGATTGAGGATGCGGCAAGAGACAGGGATTCTGCGGAGCCATTCGGAATAACAGATGAGACAACTGGGATTCTTCATGGTTTCTGGTCAAGCTGATGACAGTTAGAAGCTTTGAGAAAGTAAGTATCTCGAATCCTGAGATTCAAAACTTGCAATATCGACTTGAGGAGACGTTGCGTCCAGTAACGGACTCCTCAATTATCGATGGTAGAGTTATCTCGGATATAGATCTCGCATCTGGAACATCAACAAAGATTGCTCATAAGCTTGGCAGAAAGCTTAGGGGCTGGATTGTTGTTGGCCGAAGTGCAGCGCAGCATGTTTATGATGAGAATTCAGGAGAGACTGACCTGGATACTTTTTTGCACCTAACCGCAGGAGGAACTGTCACCGTTAGTATTTGGATATTCTGATGCCGATTAAGAAAACTGCACCGCTAAGTAAAAATGTTATTCGGGTTCAGCTTGGCAAGGGGATGGATACCAAGGGGACCGATATTGTTCTAGAGCCTGGTACTCTGGAAACGCTGAAGAATGCGGTTATTGAGAAGACAGGCAAGATTCAGAAAAGAAAAGGCTGTTCAACTTCTTCATGGGAAGGCGCGAACAATAACCCAGAAGGCAGTTTTGTTTATCGAAAGAACCTGATTATCCAGGGGGATGAAGAGCTTACTACTATCCTTGGTAATGATAATGAGACTGTTGCTATTGGCTATAACAAGTATTTCGAATCTGAGATTTCTCATGTAAGCGGAGGTGGCCTGCACCACCAGGAGTCTCCTTCTATTGCATTAAGCCATAGCGGTAACTATTTCGGGATTGCCTGGAGTCAGGCATTTTGGAATGAGTCCACTGCGGCCATTAACTATCAGTATCGAATCTCAATTGTAGATGCGGTTACTGGCACCATTGTAAACCCAGACCTCTTCATCACCCAGTACACAAAGACACATCGAGGCTCGATTAAGATTGTTGCTCATGGGGCTACTGATGCTGCCGATGATTCATTTGCTGTTTACTATGAAGACTTGCAGGTTTCTAATCTACTGCTTCAGAAGGTTAAGCTAGATTTTGATACACTCGTTCCGAATATTCTTGGGGCGACCTCTGCTGTAACGATTGCAAACGCATCAACCTATCGACAAACTGCCGCTGAAGCTTTCTTTGATGTCGTTGAGTATAGTACCGGCGCTGATAACTATCAGAAAGTGCATGTCGTATTCACTGAGTACACGGGCAGTGCTCACAAGATTACTCACGTATTAGACGATAATGGCACCCTGTCTACTGGTAGCACTGGTCTGCTGACTACTACGGTAGGCGCAGCAATGACGCATATCACTGCTTACCGCTCCAGTGCTGGTGGGACATCCAGGGTCTATTATGCTTATGCTCTGGCCAATGTCCTTCATTTCAGGCAATCGCTTGAGAGCAACTTTGCAACCCATCACACGGCTTCCGATACACAGACCTCAGGTCAAACAATCATTGAGACTGGCGGGTGGTGTGATTCCGAGGATGGTACTAAGGTTGAATACTTTTGCACTGTAGGCACTACATCATCAACATTCATTTCTAAGATTGTTAGGCTTATATTTACCCCCGCATCTACGACCCTGGATGACGATGGCGTTCCATTCAGGCTGAATGCCTGGACACCGTTGGCGCCGATTAAGACAGCTGCCGGAGTTCATTACTTTATTGCCCAGGAAAACAGGAACACTGAGGATAATGACTTATCCCTTCACACTGTTTCTGCCTGGTCTACTCCGCTGGATAATCCTACGGGTCTAAACATTCAGCTTTATCGCGGATTGATTGGGGCAACATTTCGTCAGAGTCTTGTTCGCTCCCACATGAATGGGATCAGTTGTAGGGTTATTTCTGATGGGACACATCATTATTCGGTGCTCCCGAGAACAACGAACTTTCAGACATTCGTGAGCTTGGCAGGGGTTCCAACTACGGTAATCAATAGCTCCTGTCACTTGGTTAAGTTCACAACAACGAAGCCTGCTTACGAGACCCCGAGAGTTCAGCTTGGTGGGGAGCTTTATTTTTCCCCTGGAGCGATTAAGTCAACCAGTTCAGAGAGGGTTCACGAGGTTGGATTCTTTTATAAGCCCGGAATATCTCTCACTGCCCAGGCTGCGGGAAACCTGGATTCCTCAGGAGTCTATAAGTATCGGGCCTGTTGGGAGTGGGAAGATTCTTACGGGAATCTTCATAGATCTGAGCCATCCGACGAAGAGAGTCTTACTCTCACTGGTTCAGACACGGGCATAATTGTTAAATGTGATGCTCTCTCGATTACTATGAAGGATTACAATAATCGACTCAGCTTGGTTATCTACAGGACCCAGGGTGGTGGTGATATTTTTAATAAGATTGCTACTGTTGATTGCCCCGACCTTAACGGAAGCACGGCGGTTACGGCATTGATGTCGTTTACTGACTTAATGAGTGATGCGAATGCTGCACTGGGGGCCTTTCTTTACACTGAGGGAGGAGAGCTCGCCAACGTAGCGCCCCCTGCTTCCAGGTATATTGAGTCTCATCGAAACAGGTTGTTTGCGATCAGTGAAGATAATCGAGTTTGGTATAGCAAAGAGTATGAGAATAAGATTGGCCTCTCTTTTTCTGATGAGTTTCAGGTTCCGCTTGATGGGTTAGATCACGATAAGCCCACTGCTTTGTGTAGTTCTGGAAATGAGCTTGTTATTTTAAGAGAGCGTTCTACTTGGTCAATTAGCGGGGAAGGGCCTTCTAAGACCGGAGTTGGCGAGTTCTACAAACCTCGTCAAGTAAGTGCTACTATCGGTGCTCTTAAAGATTCCCCTACCCTGCATACCGATAGTGGCATTTACTTTCAGAATGTTCGCGGTATTTTTAGAATGGGTGGTGAGGGGTTTGAGTACATCGGCGCCCCAGTAGAAGCAATCCTGGGATCTTCGAGAGTTATTGCGATTCGTCATCACCAGGAAACCGAAACAATTCGATTCGCCCTCACTGACCAGGTGCTTGCGTATAATTACAGATATAATGCCTGGGCTATTTACGAGTATAGCCTGGATGAGGGTGTGACCATTGTTGGGATGGAAAACATAGATGATACAATCTATGTGATTGCTAGTGATGACAGTATCCTGAAAGAAGATTCGAGCTATAAGGTCGGCAGCACATACATACCGATGACACTAAAGACTAACTGGATTTCATTTAATGAGGTTCAGGGGTTTGGCCGAGTCTACAGATTCTCTATTCTAGGTGAGAGTCACGATAAGCATATTCTCTATGTTAAGGTTTATTACGATTACGATGACAGCACCGTAGTAGACACCTACCAGTTTACGACTTCTTCTGCGACCGATGCGAAGCTTCAGTTTCGCGGTCATCTATCTAAGCAAAAATGCGAAGCTATTAAGTTCGAGATTTATGATGCCGATAACTCTGCTTCAACTGGTGACGGTTTTTCGATAGACCATATCGCTCTTGAGATTGGTCTTAAGAAGGGCATTTTCAGAACGACCCAAGCAAATACGATTGGAGCCAACTGATGGCCAGACTACCCGGCGAATCAGAAGAAGACTACAGAAGACGATTAGCCGATGAAGGGGGAGCCGACCCCTTAGACGCACGCAACTGGGATCTAGATATTCTTGGAAGCGAAGATGAGCCAGGGGGCTATAGCAACCTTGTTCTAGATACAGATCCCTACTACGGTGATGAAGACTGGACACCTAACCCAAATCTAGACAACCCATATACTGATTGGACAGACCCATCCGGACCACCCGGGCCTACAGAAGGTCCAGAAGGTACAGCCGGTGGTCTTGATCCAACTGTCATAAGTACCAGTCCCCTGCCTGCCGGTTATCAGGGAACGCCCACTGCTCCGCCGGTTGGAGCATATACGGGTCAAGATACTTATGGCTATGGCCAGCAATGGACAGGCCAGGAAACCTACCTCGAACCGTATATCCAGAACATTATTGGAGATGTTCAGGCTCGTGAGGCTGCTCAGCTTCAAGGGCCTGGTGCGGTAGGCGGTCAGACAGTTGTTGACCCCGGAGCAATGACCGCAGCCGGAGTTGCCCCGATTTTAGGATTTGCTGGAGCGGGAGTAGGCCCCGCTTCTCAGATGACAGCGGCTCAAATGGCTGGTCCCACAGGTCAGTTTGGCGGGGCCACAATTGCAGATGTCGCTGGACCAACAGCAGCTCAGATTACAGGGATTCCAGCTGGCCCTGGTTTTGCTCAAATTAGCCCTCAAGATCAATTAGCCCAATCTGCTCAATTTCAACAATTACAACAATTAAGACAGATGGCCGGTGGCCAACTAAGCCCGGTGATTGAACAAGAAAGAGAGCGCGGAGTAAAAGACGTTCTCGCTATGATGGCATCTCAGAGAGGTGTTCCAACATCTGCCGTAATGCGGGCAGGAATGGAGGGCATGTCAGCCGTTAATCGTCAGGCCCAGGAAGCGGGAGCACAACAGCAGCTTCAGGCATTGCAGGCTCTTGGTGGTGCAGCTGGTCAGGTGAGAGGTCAGGATATTGGTCTTGCTGCTCAGCAGGCTCAACTTGAACAGCAGGCTGGGCTTACGGGTTACGAAGGTGCTAGGCAGGCAGCGATGCAGCAGGCTGGGTATAGTCAGCAAGCAAATGTAGCAGCCGCCGAGATGGCTCAGCAAACAGCAATGCAGGAAGCCGGGTTTGAACAACAGGCCGAGATGGCATCAGACCAGCGAGTTCAAGAAGCAGAGCAGGCCAATGCTCAAATGAGACAGCAGGGCAGCCTTGCAAATATGCAGGCCCTGAATCAAGCCGCACTTCAGCAGGCTCAGCAGTTCCAGCAAGCAGGCATGGCCGGAATGGATGCAGCAACTCAGTCCGCACTAGCTGATGCCGGTTATCAGCAACAAGCAAATCAAATGATATTCCAGGCAGAGCAGGAACGTAATATGGCGGCGGCTGAATATCAGCAAACTGCGGACCTAACGAATGCTGAGATGCAGCAGGCAATGATAATTGCTGAAGCTCAGGTAAATGCCCAGCTAGAAGGGTCGAGAGACCAGTTATTGAATGCTCTGATTATGCAGGGGGTTGATCGATACAAGGCTGAAGTGCAGGTCAACGCTGAAATCCAAATGCAATATAACTCGCTGATGAAAGATTATTTTGCAGTTCGTCAAGGTGCTCTTGTTGAGCTTGGTTCAACTCTTATGGAACAGCAGTGGTACAACGAAAGTTCCGTCGAAGAGCTTCGTGAGAATATTAACGCTATTTACGTGCTTGCTGGTCAAGCTGCTCCTGGCGCCCAGGCGCCTATTCCGGGTGCTGGTACTGGTGGGCAGTATAACATTGCTCGCGGCATTGGAGCTTTTCCGTGGTCTAACATGCAGGGTCCTTATGGCCCGATGATGGGTCAGCCTTATTCGGATTGGGATTCGGAGGAGTTTGAATAATGGTTTACGATCCAGACAGATTTAGGAAGCGTTTTATTTCGGGGCAACCTACAAGCATGCAGATGCTGGCCGGGGACAGATCAACCGAAGGCATTGATCGATTCATGAATCGTAATGAATTTGGTCAGAGTCCAACCGCAGCAGGAAGCTCTCCCTTAGGCCTAACCAGGCAGCAGGGGATAACCCAATCTCAAAACATGGGAATCACAGATCCAAACTCAATAGTGTCATCGATGCAACGACAAGAGGAGGCCCAGGGGATGCAGGCTCAGCTTGAGCAAGCAACCGAAAACAAGGCAAGAGAGTTTGGTACGAGGGAAATGGTTGGTGACGTCATGGGCGGACTGACTCTCGGTGCAAGCCTTGCCAGTATGATGATGTCAAAAGACCGGGATTTTGGAGCCAAGACAAAACGTTTCTTTGGCGAGGCGATGGCAAGCCCTCTTACAGAGAAGTATGTCTCTCGTGGAATTGATGCCATTATTGGGGGCATCGGCGGAGAGGCTGCTGAAGGAATGGCTAAAGATGTACCCTGGATGGAACCAAGGGGCGTAGCTGAAGCGGGCATGGGTAAATCTCTTGGAATCGGAGAAGGGCCACTTGAAGCAGCTGGAGACACAACTCAAGAAACCTTCTCTGAAGCCGGCCAAGAAATTGCAGAAGAAATTGCAGGGGAAACTGTTGGCGGAGCCACAGGAGAAGTCGCAGCAGAGGCTGCGGGTGAAGCCGCAAGAGAAACCGCAGGAAAAGCAGTTGAGGCCACAACTGAGGCGGCAGCATCAGCCGGGGAGACTGCTGCCGCATCTGTACCAATTCTGGGCGGAATTGCAAAAGCCGTTTCGGGAGTAGCATCAGGTGAAGGTGCCGGTAAGGCAATTGCAAAAGCAACAACCGGGACTATAGCTGGTGCTTTGGCATCGGCGATACCATACGTTGGATGGGCGCTCGCCCCAGCTGTTGCCGCTGGAACATCAGAGCTTACTGGGATGACTATGCGAGATGTAGGAAAAGGGGGTCCTGGAATGGGTAGTTCCCTGGCTGCGAAAACCATGAAAACTCCGAGTGCCAAAGAGCTTCTGAAGGGAGAGTATGGTTATGGCTGATTCACAGAGAGAATCTGAATGGTCTGGTGGCGAGGTAGTAGTCACGGCAGCGGAGGCAAAAGAAGCTGCACGAAAAAAAATAGAAGCAATCAGAGCGATCAAAGATCCCATTGAACAAAGAATTGCTTATGAAAAAGCGTATCACCCCACCGAAACCGCCAGAAGCATACGATCAAGGAAAGCATTGCAATCGGCCAAATCGTGGTCAAAGGGTCAGAAGAGTTATCAGTCTTTCAGGGAAACTCAATTTGAACGACAAAGAGAACAAGACCGACGTTTTGCCGAAATGCAGGCTGAGAGACAGGGGGCTGAATTTACGCCTCAGGCAGAGGCTGAGCTTGAGTTGAGGCTCAGAGATCGTCCTCAAGAATTTGCTACTTACGAAGATCTGCCTCTTGCAAGTCTTGAAGATCCCGAAGTCTTTCGGCAGCGAATGGAGGCAGAGCTTGGTACCTCATTAGAGGGCGAAGAAGTTCCCTATGCCGGCATGGTTGAGGGGGTAGAGCCTGGGCCAGATGCGCCCTCACCTGATGAAGCGGAGGTTCTTGGAGAACGAACGGTTGTAGAGTTTCTGCTTGAGAAAGGCGCGACAGAGAGTCAGATTGGAAGCATTCTAGACAACTATGACCTAAAGCCCGGAGACACGGTAACAACCTTTCTTAAGAAATACGAAGCCGGGGTAAAGCCTGAAAAGTGGGCAGACGATTTTAGTCGGGCCGGTGTAAAGATTGCCGGTCTAGCTAAGCAGATCGAAGATGTTGATAGAGAATTTCAAACAGCGCAGGATAATTATGAGCGAAAGAAGAAGCTCTTTGACGACTCATTAATACCCTACGAGAAAGCCAGGGTTAAAGAACAACTAAGGTTGATGAGACAGAAAACTGTTATCCTTAACAATCAGGCTGAAGCTGCTGGTAGTTACGCAGCCAAAGTTAAGGCCATTGATGACGATCTTAAAAACGATGAACAAGAGTATGAG